GACACCGCGCGGAAAGTTTGCCAGACGCGTTTCACGTCAAACTTCCAGCGCGCCTTCGTCGAGGCGCTTCGTGGTGCACGGTGATGGTGCAAGCGGCGGCGCTCTCGCGGCTTACGTAGGTACCTCCACGAAGGCGACCCGCGGGGGTCGCACGAGTGCGGGATTTCGCTAGGCAAAGGGTCCGGCGGTTTCGGGGTTTCGTTTCGCCAAAGGAGGAGCGGTGCAGGTCGAGCTGTGGGCGGTGGAGAAAGTGGTCCCCTACGCGCGCAACCCGCGGAAAAACGGGGACGCGGTGGCGAAGGTGGCGGCCTCGATCAAGGAGTTCGGGTTTCGTCAGCCGATCGTGGTGGACGCCGAGGGTGTTGTGGTCGTGGGCCACACCCGCCTCGGGGCTGCGAGGCAACTCGGGATCACCCAGGTCCCGGTGCACGTCGCGACGGGCCTCACGCCGGCCCAGGTGAAGGCGTACCGGATCGCCGACAACCGCACCCACGAGGAGGCGGAGTGGGACAAGGCGCTGCTCGCGCTCGAGGTGGAGGAGCTGGGCGGGCTGGGCTACGACGCCGCACTCACCGGCTTCGAGCAGGACGAGCTCGCCTCCCTGCTCGGGAACGTGGACCCGGCCGACCTCGACCCCGGCGAGGGCCGCTACAAGGAGCAGTATGGGGTGATCGTCGTCTGCCGCGATGAGGCGGAACAGCAGACCGTCTACGAACGGCTCCAGACCGAGGGCTACACCGTCAAGGTGGTGGTGACCTGATGCGCGTCGAGGTGCACAACCGTTGCTCGGACTTCACGAGCTACCGCGCCGCCCGGGTCAAGTCGCTCTTCAACGCCGACTCGGGCTGCAACTTCGACCTGGTCGCTGAGCTGCCGATCGATGATGGGGACTGGCGGGTCGGGCTCGTGGTGGGGCCGAGCGGGAGCGGGAAGACCTCGCTCGGCCGCCAGCTCTTCGGCGAGGCGGCGTTCTACCGCGCGGACGGGTGGCCAGCCGACCGACCCATCGTGGATGCGATCGCGCCCGTCGGTGACTTCGACGCCGTGACCGCGGCGCTCGCTTCGGTGGGACTCGGGACCGTGCCCGCCTGGCTCCGCCCCTACCACGTCCTCTCGAACGGCGAGCGGTTCCGGGCGGACCTGGCGCGGATCATCTGCGAGGCGCCGGCGCGGGTGGTGGTAGACGAATTTACCTCGGTGGTGGACCGCAGATCGCGCAAGTCGGCGCACTCGCCTTCCAGAAGGCGTGGCGACGCACCGGCGGGCAGGCGGTGCTGCTTTCGTGTCACTACGACATCGTGGACTGGCTCGAGCCCGACTGGGTCTTCGACACGCGCACAGGCGAGTACGCCGGGAGGCGTCTTTGGCGTCGCCCCCGCTTCGACCTCGAGCTCTGGCAGACGGACTGGCGTTACTGGCCGCTGTTTGAGCCGCATCACTATCTGAAGGTGCCGCGGATGATCGGGGCGACCTGCTATGTCGGCGCTGTCGAGGGCGAGCCCGTCTGCCATGTGGCGGTCGGCACCAAGAACGTGGGCCGCACGGTGGAGGCGCGGGCCTGCCGGCTGGTGGTGATGCCTGAGTGGCAGAGCGCCGGCGTCGGTCTCCGGTTCCTGAACGCCGTCTGCCAGCTCCAGCTTGAGGGGAAGGGCCGGCTCCCGGGCCGGCGGGTCACCACGATCTTCCACTCCTCGCACCCCGGCCTCTGCGCCGCGCTCCGGCGCGACCCCAAGTGGCGCCAGGTGAGTGCCGTCCTCCACGGCGGCAACAAGCGGAAGTCGGCGGCCACGATCGCGCGCTCAGGCGGGGCCACGGCCGGCTACGGCGGCCACTTCCGCGCGGTCCAGGGCTTCCGGTTTCTGGGCGAGCGCCGGGAGGCCGCGTGCGGCTCCTGATCGCCGGGCAGAAGCAGTTCGGCGCGGAGACCTACCGCCTCTGCCGGCGGCTGGGGCAGGAGGTCGTGGCGGTCGCGGCGCCCGCGCTCGCGTCGAGGACCTCGACCGACGGTCAGCCCCTCCCCGACCGGCTCCGCGCCGCGGCCGAGGACGATGGCGTGCCGTGGATCCCCGCGGGCGAGCTCCGCGCCGATCGCGTGCCGGAGGGCACGGACCTCATCCTCGCCGCTCACTCCCACGACTACCTCGGCCGCCGCACCCGCCTCCGGGCGCGCCTCGGCGCGATCGGCTATCACCCGTCCCTCCTTCCCCTCCACCGCGGGCGCGACGCCGTGCGCTGGACGATCAAGATGGGCGACCGGGTGACCGGCGGGACCGTGTACTGGCTCTCCGACGCACTCGACGCCGGCGAAATCGCCGCACAAGACTTCTGCCTGGTGCGCCCGGGCGACACGGCCCCCGACCTCTGGCGCCGTGACCTGTTCCCACTCGGCCTCCGGCTCTTCGAGCGGGTGCTCAAGGACCTGGCGCGCGGCGTAGTCGTGCGCCTCCCCCAGGACGAGGGCCTCGCCACCTGGGAGCCGTCATGGGATCGGCCGCCCGTGTTCCGGCCGGAGCTGCCGCTCCTTGGCACGGGCGCACCGGCTGGCTACCGCGTGGTCCGCGAGCGATGGGCGGAGGTCTAGCGCGTGGCGGAGGTCAGCGTCACCGTCCTCGCCCGTGCCTGTCACATCACTCCGCGCCGCGTGCAGCAACTGGTGGCGGAGGGCATGCCGCGCACCAACCGGGGGAAGTATGACCTCGGCGTCTGCATGTCCTGGTACATCCGGTACCTGCAGGAGCAGGTCGAGCGGCGGACGCCAAGCGTGCATGCGACGCCCGAGGCGGAGGCCCTCCGCGGGGAGAAGCGGCGCCTTATCGAGGCACAAGCGGACCTCAAGGCGCTCGAGCTGGCTCGGGAACGCCGCCAGCTCCTGCCGATCGGGGTGGCGCGGAAGCTCGTCGCCCGGTCCCTATTCCGTCTCCGCTCTCGCCTGCTCAATGCACCGGGGAAGTACGCCCCGCGCCTCGTCGGCCTCCCGACGGTGGGTGAGGCGCAGCTCGCCCTCGACGAGCTGGTCACCGATCTCATGACTGACCTCCAGTCCACGGCCGTCGAGGCCGAAGCCGATGGTGCCGCCGCTGCTCGCGCCTGATCCCTCGGCGCTTCGGACCTGGCACCGGGTCGAGGCACGACTCCTCCGCGACGCTCTGGCGCCGCGGCCCCGGCTCTCCGTGAGCGAGTGGGCCGATAGGTACCGCGTGGTCTCCGAGGGCACGAGCACCGAGGCCGGCGAGTGGCGCACCGACCGTGCCCCGTACTTGAAGGAGATCATGGACGCCTTCAGCGACCCGGCGATCTGGAAGGTCGTGTTCAAGAAGCCGGCACAGGTGGGCGGCACCGAGGTGATCAACAACGTCATCGGCTACCACATCGACCAGGACCCCTGCGCCATCCTGGTGGTGCAGGTGTCGCTTGAAGAGGCGAAGAAGTGGAGCAAGGAGAAGCTCGCGCCGATGCTCCGCGACTCGCCCCGCCTGGTGGCGAAGGTGCAGGAGCCGCGGGGCCGCGACCCCGACAACACCCTCCTCACGAAGAGCTTCCCCGGCGGACACCTCGGCATCACCGGAGCGAACGCGCCCTCCGGCTTCCGCCAGCGGTCCCGGCGCGTCGTGCTGTTCGACGACGTGGACGGCTACCCGCCGGCGGCCGGCCGCGAGGGCGATCAGCTCGTGCTGGGCGGGCGGCGCACGGCCACCTTCTGGAACCGCAAGGTTGGTCTCTTTTCGACGCCCACGATCGAGGGCTTCTCCCGCATCGACGAGGCGTTCCGGGAGGGAGATCGTCGGCGCTATGTCCTCCCCTGCCCCGCCTGTGGCCATAAGCAACAACTCCTGTGGCTCCGACCCGACGGCGGCTATGGCCTGGTCTGCGAGCGGGACGCCGCCGGGGACCCCGTGCCCGCGAGCGCGCGGTATGCCTGCATCGCCTGCGGCACCCTGATCCCCGAGACCGAAAAGCGGAGGATGCTACGCGGGGCGCGGTGGATCGCCGAGCGGCCCACCGATGGGATCGCGAGCTTCGAGCTGAACGCCCTGGTGGCGCCGTGGGTGCGGTGGTCGGAGGTGATGCGGGAGTTCCTCGACGCCCGCCGCTCGCCGCTCCGCCTGCAGGGGTTCGTGAACACCATGCTGGGCGAGACCTGGCGGGAGGAGGGCGCCGAGATCGAGCCCCACGCGCTCGCGGCCCGGGTCGAGCCCTACGAGGCGGAGCTGCCCCGCGGCGTGGGCCTCCTCACCGCCGGCGTGGACGTGCAAGGCGACCGGCTCGAGGTGGGTGTGTACGGTTGGGGCGCAGGCGAGGAGGGCTGGCTGATTCGCTGGGCCCAGCTCGACGGCGACCCGGGTCACCCGGAAGTCTGGCGGATCCTCGACGAGCTGCTTCTCCGCCCGTGGCGGCATGCCGGCGGTGCCGAGCTCCGCATTGTGGCCGCCGCGATCGACTCGGGCTACCAGACCGAGCAGGTCTACCGCTTCGCCGAACCACGGCGCGGGCGACGGGTGCACGCGACGAAGGGCGTGCCGGGCCGCGGGCGTCCCCTCTGGGCCCAGCCCGGGCCGTCGAAGACCACGAAGGCGAAGAGCCGTCACCTGGTTCTCGTGGGCGTGGACAGTGCGAAGGACCTGCTCCACTCCCGGCTCCGCATCGGAACGCCGGGCCCGGGCTACCTCCACTTCCCGGACACCACCGACCGCGTGTTCTTCGAGCAGCTCACGGCCGAGCGGCTGGTCACGAAGTACCGTGCGGGACGGCCGGTGCGGGAGTGGACCCCGATCGAGGGCCGCCGGAACGAAGCCCTCGATGTGACCGTCCTCGCGCTGGCCGCGCTCGCCGGGCTCGGCCCCTCGGTGATCGCTTCGCTCGGCGCGCTGGCGGAGCAGGCGAATGCGGCGGGCGAAGGTGCGCCTCCCGTGGCGCTCAACGGCGACGCCGGCGGGCGTCGCGTTCGCTCGCGGGGGGTCTGGTAACGTGCTGCCCAAGGCGCTCCACGACGCAGCCGTGGACGGCATCGCCCGCCGGCTCCGGGGCTCCGATGTCTGTCTCCTGTTCGTGCTCTGGGGGTACCTCGACGTCTACGAGTACCGCGAGCTCAAGCAGTCCTTCTTCCTCGCCCGCCTCCGGGTCGCGGCCGGCCGCCGCGTGGACCCCGCCAACGTCCGGCGCGCCGTGCGACGGCTCGAGCGGATTGGGTACCTTGAGCGGGGGCCCAAGCGGGGGCGGGTGAACACCTACCGGCTCATCCAGGCACCGTGGACCGCTCCGGCAGGTTAGGTTGGGGCCTCCATGACGTCTTCGCCGACGGGTCCGGGGGTTTGAGGGGGGGTACTCTGGCTCGAACGATCTGGGGCACCCCCGCAGTATCGGCGACCACGGCGTAAAGCCGCCCTCGCACCACAACCGGCGGGTATACCACAGTGCCCAGCGGACCACCGACACGACCGAGGAATGTGCCACTTGCTGAGAAAACGTCGAAGACGGCTACATCCGGCGCCACCGGAGCGTTGAGCTGAACCCAGAGCCGCTCTTCATCGTCGGTGAAGAGGGCGCTGAAAAGGGGTTTGCGTGAGGGTATCCGGCTGGCGTCAATCCTTCCTCCCTGCTTGACGAACCACTCCAAACCTTGGATCGCCTCCTCCCGCTCAGACGAAGTCACCGCGGGCGCCTCGTACTCATGGGCCAAGCGCGCCAACGTGTCACCGCTGAACGAGCGCTTGACGAGTTGATACTGATCGCTCACGCCGGACCAGACGTTGCCGTGGCGGTCCAGTGCCCAGAGGAATCGAGGGGTAAATGGAACCGAGGCCCGGGTCCAGCTGTTCTTACGAGCCAACTCGAACGCGGGGACCTTGTAGGGCGGCAGGATGGCAGTGTCCTGCTGGGAAGTGGCGGCCAAGGGGGCACGCAGCAGCGTGGTGCTCTGCAACTCCCCCGGCCGCTCCAGCACATCCACCAAGCGTCCCCGGTCATCGATAACGCCACGCCACCAGCCGACGCTGCTGCCACTGAAACTCCGCGTGACCGTCCTGAGAAAGCGGGCCTCGTGATCGAACTGGCTCACCCGGGAGAGGCCCTGATCCACGACCCAGAGGCTTCCAGTCCGATCGAACGCAAGGCCCACGGGGTCGATAAACTCGCCGGGCCCTTCTCCTTTGCGGCCGGATTGCTGGATCGGTGTGCCGTCAGGACCGTAGATCCGGATCTCCGGGGCGGCTCGCTCCATTACGAAGATCCGACCCAGGCTGTCGACTGCCAGCCCCCGCGGGTCGACGAAGGACTTCGGCCCCTCCCCCGGGTCGCCAAGGCGCAGTTCGACCTCGAGAAGAGCCACCCCTTGGGGCAGTCCCGGTTGTCGAGGTACCGTCTCTCTGCTGGGGCTGCAGCCAAGCACCACAATGGCGCTAACTAGGGCCGAGGCTCTCGGCAAGCTGCGGCGCGTCCCCCGGCCGTCTCTACGCCCCACCGCGACTCTCGCCGAGCAGGGAGATAATACGAGGTATCCGCTCCAAGTCCCGAAGCGAGCCTGATCCGTACACAACAAAGAACTCGGCATCAGTCAGTACAAACCCGGTTGGAAGGAGGCTGCTGGCCGAGGAACTGATCGCTTCGGGAGCGGAGAGCAATATCGGCACGGGCTGACCAGCTACCGTACACCGGCCCTCGGTCACAGGCGACCCGGCGGCTCCCAGGTTCAAGATTCCAATCGAGCCGATGCCATTCCATTGGAGCCAAGATCGAGTGAGGCGGCGACAAGCGTCATCCACGGTCTCGAAGCCTCGGACAATGAGATACCAGCGCCTGGTCAGCCCATGCGCCGTGGCGACCGGCGCCCAACTGGCAAACCTGCCGCGAACGGCAATCGGGGAAAGGCTCTCCGAGGACTCCCGCCTCACAGCATAGGTTCGCCAATTCTTCAAGCCTTCGGCGAGCAGGGTGGTTCCTCCGGCCACCAGGACTAGCGAAACCACCAGCGGCGGTTGGAGAAACCAGTCGCGGAGCCGACGCGACCGCTGGTTCATTGCGCCCTCCTGAGGGAGGCCAAGATCAGGGCGCGTCGCGATCGATCGAGTGGGCCCTGGAAGGTGAGCGTCGGATGCCCGTTGCGCAACACGATGGTGCTGGGGGTCGAGCTCACCCCAAACCGCACGATGGCGGAATCCGTTGCCAGGATCCAGGATTGCACCCGAGACTCGAGGCCCCGCCAGTATCCCCGCTGTGTCTCCGCTCTACCGGGTGCGATGGCGTAAACCGGTACGGTGGAGGGGAGATCGGTCATTAGATCGAGCCAGCGGGGGACAGTTCGCCCACAGACCTGGCAGTTCGCGTCAAACAGAAGGACCAGACCATTCGCCGAAGACAGGTCCAGGGTCCCAAGTGCGCCATCGGGGCCGATCACCGCCAGCGGGCCGATAGACGGCGAGGGAGCCGGGCTGACCTCTCCCTGATCGGGATAGACACCCCGAACCGCCTGGAGGAATCCCCAAGCGAAGTAGGAGGACCTTCCCAACTCATAGGTCGTCACTCCCACCATCAACGTGAGTGCTAGCGGAACCAACACAGCGCCGGCGGCGGTGACCCACCGCCTGAGGTTGGAGGAAGCCGAACGGGGAGAGTTGGGGGCAGTCCACCGGCTGGCTGCCGCCCCACCCGACCCTTCCCCAATCTGGAATCCGCATGCCATCAGCTGCAGCTGCAGGATGGATTGTTCAACGGGAAGCTGCAAGTGCACTTACAGCTACCATCAGTCGCGGAGCAGGAACAGCTCTTGTCGCCGCAATTGGCCGAACAGGCACAGGCCTTCGCGGCGAACACCTGGCTGGGGAGGAACACAGCTGCCCCGAGCGCCAGCACCAAGGTCCCAAGCAGAAACGCGCGTCTCATGGTTCCCTCGTCGCGGTGTGTAGGTAATAGTCAGGCCAGAACCGTCTCAGGGATCACAGTTGCAGCTCGGTGCACCGCTGATGCAGCCGCACTTGCAGCGCGCATCTCCACCGCTGAAGTTGCAGCTGCAGGTGCCTCCCGAGCAGGTGGCGGAGCACTCGCAACTCTTGGCCGCGGCAGCGCGACTCGGCAGGAATGCCATCGCACCGAGTAGCACGATGAGGTACGGGAACAGGACTCTCTGTCGCATAGGAATCTCCCGGGGGCCGGATTACCGGCAATTGCATGCGGGGTTGCCCAGAGCACTGCAGCTACAAACACACGAGACGGCGCCCTCGGCCGAACAGCTGCAACTCCCCTGGCTGCAGGTGGTCTCACAGCCACACGACTTCGCGGCGGCCCCACGGGACGGCACAAAAGCGAGCGCACCCAAGGCGACCACCAGCCATGCACACCTCCGAAGCATCTGTCTCATGGAACCCCCATCGGATTGATGTGAGAACCTCATCGCGGCAGCCTTCGCCCATTTGCATCATCCTGAAACCACGCCTGCCAGTTCCCCGTAGGTCCTTTCGCGACCGGGAGGAGTCATGCGGATCGACACTTGGAGCTTCGCCAGCCTGACCCTGATCACTGCGGTGGCCTGGCTCGGGTCCGTAGGCTACGCACTCTGGATGGACGGCCATTCGCAGGACGTGAGTGCGGCTGCGGTGGTCTCCCTCTTTGCCACCATCTATGCGCCGGTGCTTCTCGTCGCGATCTGGGCGAAAGGCAATCCCGGACTCCCCGCGTGGCCGCGTGGCCGCATCATCCTAGTCTGGATCATTGCTGGCCTACTCGCCTGGGCCCTTTCGACCGGCGCCAAGGAGCTGCTCCGGCTCTACGCCGCCCCAGGACTCATCGCGTTGCTGCTGCTCTCGTGGCTCTGGGCAGAACGCCGACGGCTCGCCTGAAGACGGCCTGTCCGTGTAGTGATCCAGCCGCAGGGTACATTTCGGTAGCTCTCCGACGGTAGCATTACGGGCTGTCTTCCCCAATACACCAACGTCCCACTTTTGCAACAACCTTGCCCCGGCCCCCGGTTCGCGGTAAACTGGGCGCGTTCCTATTCCAATTAAAGGGATTTCCAGTAGGCGACCGCCCCCCTCGGTCCCGACTAGACGATCGGTAGATCCAACGCAGGCATCGTTCTGGTTATTGAGGCGGCCAAGTCAAGTCTTGGTCTCAACGGGGGGCGGGGATGCACCTCTACTCTGCCATGCCACCGGTGTGGGCACCTTCGCCCGCACCATCCCAGCCAATTCCGACGCGGACCGTTCTGCTGATCGACCTGCAGGGAGGGGCGGACGCGCTCGTGGCCGCTGTCGAGGCGCACCGACTGTCCCCCTGGTGTCCGCTCTGCATCGTGCTCCCGGACTCGCCGATCAACCCAGAGGTTCTGCGAGGACTGATGGATTTCCCCGCGCGAGCCGCCCCGGTGAGTCGGAAGGCCCTGGACGCCTCCACCTCGCGCACCACCATCCTCAGCGTACTCCGATCGGCTCCCCCGCCGACCCCAGGGGCGATCGCTGACTATGTGGCTCACCGGACTGGCCGATGTGATCTGACAGACACCTTGGCGGCATGCCTTGCCCGCGACCAGGCGGGCGACGATAGGACTTCCCTTTCTCGGAGCACCATCAGCCGGCGGTTATCCTCGTTCGGCCCCTTCAGGGCCCGAGACTGGCGGGCATTGGCCAGTGTTCTCGATGCCCTCCACCGGCCGCCTCACCCCGATGCGACCATCGAGCAGGTCGCCTGGGACCGTGGCATCGATCCTCGCACACTGAGGAAGTGGTCAATGCATTTCCTGGGGTATCCGGCGCGGGATGTGGTGGAGGCGCCCGGCTGGGAGTGGAAAGTCGAGGAGGTTCTACGAAGATTCGCCTACGTTACCGTTGGACCGGCCCGTGTCCGGCTTCGCCGGCGTTCTGATGACTACGAGTTGGTCTGACGCCGTCGCTGGACTGGTCAAGCCATATGCCGTAGGCTCCGAAACCTAGCCGTCTGTGTCACAGAGTACCCCTATTCACCTTTCATAGCTCTCCTCCCCGCCCGACGCCGCCCCTACTGTGCGGCGCATGGCGAGCCCCACCTCCCTCTACGCCGCGAAGCTCGCGAGCGCGAATCAGGCGATCACCCAGCTTGAAACTGGGACGCAGAGCGTCGTGCTCGACAGCGTCACGTACACCGCCGCCGACTTGCCGGCGGTCTACGCCATCCGCGACTGGCTCGCCGTCAAGGCGGCGCTAGAAGCCATCGAGACCGGCGCCCAGGGGTACGCGATCGGCGGACGGTCGGTCAGCCGGGCCGACTACGGGCAGCTCGTCACCCGGGAGCGTGAGCTGGCGGCACGCCTGCCGGAAGGCCACCCCGCAAAGGCGCGCACCGGCGGCATCAGGGTGCGCTTCGGAGTGCCCGCATGAGCGCCATGCCGCGCGGGCTCCCCCCGATGCCCGGGCCCACCCTGCTCGACCGGCTCGTCACCTTTGTGTCCCCGATTCGGGGACTCCGGCGACACCAGGCCCGGGCAGCGCTCGCCCTCTCTGGCGGATACTCCGGCGCCCGCTACGACCGCCGTGCGCTACAGGAGTGGTACGCGGGGCTCGGCAGCGCGGACCGCGACAGCCTCGGCGACCTCACCACGCTTCGGGCTCGCTCGCGCGACCTCCGCCGCAACGCACCGCTCGCGACCGGAGCACTCAACACCATCGTCACCAGCGCGGTCGGGACCGGCCTCACGCCGCGGGCCCGCATCGACCGCGAGCTGCTGGGGCTCTCCGAAGAGCAGGCGGGCGCATGGGAGGCCCACGCGGCGCGGATCTGGGCCTGGTGGGCGGAGACCCCGGCCTGCGACGTAACCGGGCGCTTCGACTTCGCCACGCTGCAGGCGCTGGTTCTGGTGAGCAGCCTCGAGAGCGGTGACGTGCTGGCCATCCGCCGCCGCAAGGAAGGGCGAGCCCGGTTACTCGGGTTGGCCCTCCAGCTCCTCGAGGCCGACTACCTCTCGAACCCGCAGTTCGGCCCCGACACCGACCGGCTCGCCGGCGGGGTCGAGATCAACGAGCTGGGGGAGCCGGTGCGCTACCACCTGGCGAGTCGCCACCCGGGTGACTTCTTCGGCCGCGGCGGCCTCACCTGGACCGCGGTGCCCGCGGTCGCCCCCGAGTCGGGCGAGCGGCTGGTGCTCCACATCTTCGACCCGCTCCGGCCCGGGCAGACCCGTGGCATTCCGCTCCTCGCCCCGGTGATCGAGCCGCTCAAGCAGCTCGACCGCTACACCGAGGCAGAGCTCATGGCGGCGGTGCTCGCGGCCTGCTTCACCGTCTTCATCAAGCACGCGACCCCGGACGCGCCAGTGGGGCTCGGTCTGCCCGCGGGCCAGCAGCCGCCCGCCGACCCGGCGCAGTATCGGCTCGGCAATGGCGCGATCCTCGACCTCGCCGCGGGCGAGAGCGTGGAGACGGTGAACCCCGGTCGGCCGAACGACAAGTTCGACCCGTTCGTGCAGGCCATCCTGCAACAGGTGGGCGTCGCGCTCGAGGTCCCGTACGAGCTCCTCGTCAAGCGCTTCAGCGGCTGGTCACGAAGTACCGTGCAGGACGGCCGGTGCGGGAGTGGACCACGATCGAGGGCCGGCGGAACGAGGCGCTCGACGTGACCGTCCTCGCGCTGGCCGCGCTCGCCGGCCTCGGCCCCGCCGTCATCGCCTCGCTTGGCGAGTTGGTGGAACAGGCGAACGCGGCGGGCGAAGGTTCCATGCCGGTGGTGGCCGGCGCCGAGGCGGGCGGTCGCCGGGTCCGCTCGCGCGGGGTCTGGTAGATGCTGCCCAAGGCACTTCACGACGCAGCCGTGGACGGCATCGCCCGGCGGCTCCGGGGCTCGGACGTGTGCCTTCTGGTCGTCCTCTGGGGCTACCTCGACGTCTACGAGTACCGCGAACTCAAGCAGGCGGCGTTCCTTGCCCGCCTCCGGCTCGCCGTCGGCCGGCGGGTAGACGCCGCCAACGTGCGCCGGGCCGTCCGGCGGCTGGAGCGGATCGGGTACGTCGAGCGGGGGCCGAAGCGGGGGCGGGTGAACACCTACCGGCTCATTCTCGCCCCGCGGGCCCTTCCGACGGCATAGGGGGGCTCCAGCAGGCCTTGCCGGGGTCGGAGATATGAAGACTTAGCCGGCTATCTTTTCATTTCGGTGGCGGCTAAGAAAAGATCGCCTCGGGGTGGGCCGGTCGGGACGCCCACCCACAGACCTCCGCCGGCAGCTTCGTAACCGATTCTGCCACAACGACTTCTTGGAATTGGCGCGGGACGGGCCCGTTATCAGCGCTCTTGACACGGAGTTTCCTGCCGATAGGGTTGCTACGACTACACTCCCTCGCCGGAAGGTCATCTGGCGAGCAGTACATCCCCAGGGAGCCTCCCGGCTC